TGCTGCTGAAGACCTTGGCGACCCGACTGATGTTGATACTGGCTGGGATATTTGTTTCAAGCGTGTAAAGACTGGACCTCTGCCGTACAATGTAGAGTATCAGTTGCAGGCTCTGAAATGCAAGCCGCGTGCTCTTTCTGATTCAGAAAAAGAAGTTCTGGTAAACCTGAAGTCTATGGACGAAGTAATGCCCCGTCCGACTCCGGATGCCCAAAAAGAACTGTTGGACAGGCTGCGTAATGCACCTACCACAGGTGAAGATGATATTGAAACCCTTGAAGATGAGTTTAATATCGGATGATTCTCTTCACAGCAGACTGGCACATCAAACTGGGACAGAAGAACGTCCCAGTTTCTTGGGCATTAAATAGGTACAATCTATTTTTCAACAAAGTTCGAGAAATAGAACGAGAGTGTGTAATGCACATAATCGGTGGAGACTTATTTGATAGATTGCCCACAATGGAAGAGTTAGAGTTATACTTTTCTTTTGTTCGTGGAGTTTCTACTCCTACGGTAATTTATGATGGTAACCATGAAGCTACAAAAAAGAATAAGACATTCTTTTCGCAGTTAAAAAGAGCAACAAGGGATATAAACCCTCTGGTAACAGTAGTAGATAATTCATATATAGATGAGAATCTAAAATTTGGAATACTACCGTACTGTGAATTACATAGAAAAAATAGTATAGAGGCATTTGACAACACAATGCCTCTTTTTACTCATGTTAGAGGAGAGATTCCTCCTCATGTAAAACCAGAAGTAGAGTTGTATCGTTTCGATGGATTTCCGATTGTGTTTGCAGGAGACTTACATTCTCATTCAAACACCCAAAGAAACATTGTATATCCAGGTAGTCCAATGACTACTTCTTTTCATAGAAATCATGTAGATACTGGTTATCTACTTATAGATGAAAATAACTGGACTTGGTTATGGGAAAAGTTTGACTTACCACAATTAATTCGTAGGACTGTATCTTCTCCGGAAGATATGGTTCCTACTGAATATGACCATACCATCTATGAAATAGAAGGTGACATACAAGAACTTGCTGCTGTTAAAAATTCTGAGTTACTAGATAAAAAAGTTGTAAAGAAAAACTCTGAAGCCTCATTAGTTATGACTTCTGACATGACTATGGAAGATGAGTTAGTAGAATACTTACTTTACATCTTACAAATAAAAGAAGAAAACTTACAATCAATACTAGGAACTTATAATGATTACGCTCAAAAAGCTCAAGTGGAGTAACTGCTTTAGTTACGGAGCAAATAACGAACTAGACCTTGATGACAGTACTCTGACTCAGATTATTGGTACTAACGGGATGGGGAAGTCCTCCATCCCGTTAATCATTGAGGAAGCGTTATATAATAAAAATTCAAAAGGTATAAAGAAAGCTGATATACCGAATCGAATACTAAATAATGGCTATGATATTTATCTGTCTTTTACAAAAGACGATTCATTCTATGAAGTTTCTGTAAATAGAAAAACAAATATAAAGGTAAAATTTGAAAAAGACGGTGAAGACATTTCTAGTCATACTGCTACAAATACTTATAAAAACATACAAGAAGTTCTTGGAGTGGATTTTAAGACTTTTACGCAGTTAGTATATCAACATCCGACTAGCAGTTTACAGTTCCTAACTGCAACAGATACAAATAGAAAAAAGTTTCTAATTGATTTGTTACATTTAGAAGAATATGTAACATTGTTTGAAGTATTTAAAGAGGCTGCACGATTATCTTTTAATCGTAAAACCAGTATCGAATCAAAAATTGCAACGGTTGAAAAATGGTTGCATGATAATAAAGTGAGTGATACTACCATACTTCCAATGCTAAATTTTCAAATCGAGACGGAAGATGAAGAGAAAGAATTAAGTTCTCTCACAATAGAATTTGAAAATATTTCGGAAAAAAATAAAAAAATTTCGCAAAACAATAAATATATCGAGATACTCAAGTCTATTGATATTAATGAAGCGAATAAAATCAATGTTACAAGTAAAGAATCCTATGATTCCTTGCAGAGTGAAGGCGGTAAGTTAAAGTCCGAAATCACTGCTGCAAAAAGTTTTCTTTCTAAGATTGAAAAACTTGGAGACCATTGTCCTACTTGTGAGCAGGATATAGATGCGGAGTTTAAGCAGGGTCTTATAAATAAAGAACTTGCAAAGATAGACGAAGCTACTGCTAAGTTGAATAGCGAAATTTTACCAGAAATAGAAAGAATAAAAGAAAACAATCGCCTATACGAAAAGAAAATTAGTATTGAGAATAACTGGCAAGATGTTTATAAATCTATTGACAGAACACTGCCTTCTAATTTAGTAGACAGAGTAACTCTTGAGACTAGAATTAAAGAACTTCGTGCAGAGATTCAAAAGAAAAGAGCAGAAGCTACTGCTATAACAAAAGAAAACGAAGAAAGAACAAAAAGAAATACTAGAATACAAGTAATTCTTGAGCAGACTGATGAGTTTGAAAAACAACTTACAGAAGCTCAAGAAAGTTTAAATCAGGAAGAAACACTCAATATTAACTTAGAGATACTGAAAAAAGCCTTCAGTACTAATGGCCTTATCGCCTATAAAATTGAGAATTTAGTAAAAGAACTAGAAGCTCTCGTAAATACCTATCTTGCAGAACTTTCTGATGGTAGATTTACACTAGAGTTTGTAGTACAAAATGATAAACTAAATGTGCAAATTACTGATAACGGTAGTATAGTAGATATTTTAGCCCTTTCTTCAGGAGAACTCGCTAGAGTAAATACATCGACTCTGATAGCTATTCGTAAGTTAATGAGTAGTATATCAAAGTCAAGGCTGAACATATTATTTCTTGATGAAGTAACAAACGTACTTGATGAACCTGGTAGAGAAAAGCTAGTAGAAGTATTACTTGCAGAGGGAGACTTAAATACTTATATTGTAAGTCATGGCTGGACTCACCCTCTACTAGAAAAGATAGAAATAGTAAGAAAAAATAGTATCAGTTGTTTGGAAAGGTAGTATATGGTAGATTCAAGGGCTAAAGGTGCAAGGGGTGAATACCTTGTACGAGATATGCTTAGAGAATATACAAACCTAAAGTTTGAGAGAGTACCCGCTTCGGGTGCTCTCGAATACTTAAAAGGAGACTTATATGTTCCTAATGAGAAAAATAGGTTTTGTATTGAAGTAAAAAACTATGCCGATTCTCCATTAACAGATAAGATTTTTACACAAGAAAAAACAAATAACTTAGTACGGTGGTGGATAAAGGTTCAAGCCCAAGCAAAACAGGGCGGCCAAGAACCACTATTATTTTTTAAATACAACAGGTCAAAAGTCTTTGTTGTAACAGAAAATATGCCGGAAAAGACCAAATATTTCTTTATTTCTTGGCTAAAATGTTATATAATATTGGCTGATGATTGGCTAAAAGAAGAAAAAGTAGAGTTTATAAATTATGGTAGCATTTAATTTTGCAGATAAACTTATAGACCCTGATAGCAGTTCAACACTAATAGTAGATGCTTTGAATTTAGCATTTCGTTGGAAGCATCAAGGCAGAACAGATTTTTGCTCAGAGTATATACGAACAGTACAATCTCTAGCAAAATCATATGACTGTGGCAATGTTATCATTACGGCAGATTGGGGTTCTTCTACTTATCGTAGAGAAATACACCCAGACTATAAACAGAATCGTAAAGAAAAATTTGCCGAACAGTCAGAAGCAGAGAAAGAAGCGTTTGAACAATTCTTTTTAGAATTTGAACGGACTTTAGAAGAACTTGCAGAGTCATATACTGTACTTCGCTACAAGGGTGTGGAGGCTGACGATATAGCAGCACACATAGTAAAAGAAAAAGAGAAGTATGGTCTTGGTACAATTTGGTTAATTTCAAGTGACCGTGACTGGGATTTATTAGTAGGAGAAGGAGTAAGCCGTTTCTCATATGTAACGAGGAAGGAAGTTACAGCAGATAACTGGTCTGACTCCTACGATATTGACCAAGAAGATTATATATCTTTAAAGTGTCTTACAGGCGATAAAGGTGATAATGTTCCTGGCATTCCAGGTATCGGTCCTAAACGTGCTACAGATTTGATTCGTGACTATGGTACAGCAATGGACATCTATGATGCTCTACCTATAGATAGTAAGTATAAGTTTATTCAAACTCTGAATGAGAATGCTGAACAGCTTCTTGTAAACTATCAACTAATGGATTTAATTACATATTGTGATGATGCAATAGGCTCTGATAATTTATCAGATATTGAAGGGAGATTGTTAAGTGCAACTAAATTATAATCGTGACAACTATTTGTCTGAATTTGGAATTAAAACTCTCCAAGACAGATACATGATTGAAGGAGAAACCTCTCCTCAGGAAGCATTTGCAAGAGCCGCAAAAGCCTTTGCAGATGATGATGCTCATGCACAGCGTTTATATGATTACGCAAGCCAACTTTGGTTCATGTTTTCTACTCCAATACTAAGTAATGGAGGAACAACTCGTGGATTGCCTATAAGTTGCTTTCTTAACTATGTAGACGATAGCAGGCATGGAATTACTAATCATTACACTGAAAATGCTTTCTTATCTTCTGTTGGTGGAGGCATTGGCGGATGTTGGAACGGGGTTCGGAGTGTAGGCTCGACAACGAGCAATGGCTCCGAAAGTACCGGAGTTATTCCATTTCTGAAAGTCGTAGACGCAGAAATGTTAGCATTCTCACAAGGTGTGACAAGGCGAGGAAGTTATGCAGCATACTTGGATATTTCTCACCCAGAAATTGAAGAATTTCTTGATGTTCGTAAGCCAACAGGAGGCGATATTAATAGAAAATCTATCAATTTGCATCATGGTGTTGTTGTTTCTGATAAGTTCATGAAACTTATCGAAAATGCAACAAAAGAAGATGGATTTGACGATACTTGGGAATTGAAAGACCCGCACTCTGGTCGAGTTATAAAAACTATTCCGGCAAAGACACTTTGGGTAAAACTTATTCAGAATCGTGTCGAAACGGGCGAGCCGTATATCATGTTTGAAAATACGGTACAAGAAGCACTGCCTGAGTATCAAAAAGAAAAAGGGTTACAAGTACATCATTCAAACCTTTGTTCAGAAATTACACTTGCAACTGCAAATGATAGAACAGCAGTGTGTTGTCTTTCAAGTGTAAATCTGGAAGAATATGATTCTTGGTGCGACAATGACCAGTTTATTCCTGACTTAATAAGAATGCTGGACAATGTACTAGAGTATTTTATAAAGAAAGCTCCGAATGAGCTAGAAAGAGCGCGTTATAGTGCTTATATGGAAAGAAGTCTGGGTCTTGGGGCTATGGGTTTTCATGCGTATTTGCAGAGGCACAACATTGCATTTGAGAGTGTTACTGCAAAAATTTCAAACATGAAAATGTTTAAGAGGATTAAAGATGAAGCAGTCAAAGCTACTCAGCTTCTTGCTGTGGAACGTGGAGAATGCCCTGACGGTCGTGGCTATGGTGTTCGTAACGCTCATTTATTGGCTATTGCTCCTAATGCTAGCAGTAGTATTATTTGTGGTAACACTAGCCCAAGCATTGAACCTTACCGCGCTAATGCATTTGTACAGAAAACTAAGACAGGAAGTTCGCTTCTCAAAAACGAATACTTAGAACACGCTCTCGATGAAATGGATATGAATACGGACGAAGTGTGGCAAAGTATTGTAACAAGAAATGGCTCTGTACAACATCTAGATTTTCTAGATGACTACACAAAAGATGTATTCAAGACTGCTGTAGAAATTGACCAAAGATGGGTAATTGATATGGCGGCAGATAGACAGCAGTTTATTTGCCAAAGTCAGTCATTGAATGTATTTTTTCCTGCAAACGTATCAAAGCAAGAGCTTCACGCTATACATATGATGGCGTGGAAAAAGAAAGTAAAAACTCTATATTATTTGAGAAGCGAAGCATTTAAACGAGCAGACAATGTATCAGATGAAGTTTTACGACAGAAGATATTTGAGTCTCTTGACGAGAATGCCTGTGTAGCGTGCGAGGGTTAAAATGTTATTAGAAGAAAGAAATTATTACAAACCGTTTAATTATCCGTGGGCTTTTGAATACTATAAGACTCAACAGCATATGCATTGGCTTCCAAGCGAAGTCAATCTTGCAGATGACTTGAGAGATTATAGAGAAAAACTCACGCCTGAAAATCGTAGTTTGATTAACTCTATTTTTAGGTTTTTTACTCAGGCGGATGTAGACGTATGCTGTGGATATGCAAAGCATTATCTACCTACATTTAAACAGCCTGAAGTGCGAATGATGCTTGCAGCTTTCGCTTCGATGGAAGCTGTGCATCAGGAAGCATATTCACTACTTCTTGAAACACTTGGATTTGATGATGATGAGTACAAAAAGTTTGCCGAACATCGAGAAATGTTTGAAAAACATGAGTATTTAAGTAATTTTGGCGTAGATACACCAATGAACATTGCGAAGACAATGGCTATCTACTCTGGATTTACAGAGGGAGTGCAACTCTTTAGTAGTTTTGCGATTCTATTGAATTTTCCTCGTCATAATCTAATGAAAGGCATGGGTCAAATTATTACTTGGTCTGTTCGAGATGAGAGTTTGCATGTAGAAGGCATGAGCCATCTATTTCGTACTTTTATCAAAGAGAACGAAGACTTATGGCATGATGATTTGAAGTATGAAATCTACTGCGCTGCAGAACGTACTGTAGAGTTGGAAGATAACTTTATTGATTTATGTTTTTCGGGAGCAAAAGTACCTGATTTGACTAGTGCACAAGTGAAGGAATATATTCGATATATTGCTGACCGCAGACTTCTCGGTCTGGGCATGAAGAAAATTTTCAATAGTTCAGAAAATCCTTTGCCCTGGTTGGACTATATGTTGAATGGAGTAGAGCATACAAACTTCTTTGAAAATCGAGCCACCGAGTATTCTCGAGCCAGTACAACTGGTAGTTGGCAAGAAATTTTTAGATAACTTAAAGCCCGCTTAGTGCGGGCTTTTTTATAGAGTAGCAGCATTCGCCACTAAAGAAACACAAGTTACGAGACCAATTATACATAAAACAGATAAACCGCCAAGAATACATAAATCAGTTAAAAATTTTTTCTGGGCTGCTAGCCTCTGAGCTTCTCTAAATCGTTCGTTTTGTATTCTACGTCTTTCCCTCATCATATCTTGATAGAAAGCACCTTGTCCACTATAGATAAGAAACTCCCGAAGTTCTTTTTCTAGTTGTGCTGCTTTGTGTTTAGCTGCGGTTATCTCAAGTGCTTGAGCCTCTATGCTTGTTCCTGAAAATAATTTCGAGGAAAGAGGAGCATTTTCATTATAAGTAGATGCTTTAATAATTTCATCTTTTGCATCAAAAAATTTTCCAAAGTATGCAGCACAATCTTCTATATCTTTTCCAGCTTCAACAGCTTTTTTAATACCATTAAAAGCGGACGTAGCAAGGCTGATTGCTATTCCTACCTCTATCATGTTGGTTGCTCTGTACTACTTTGGTAGTATCTTTGATGCTAGACTGCATCCCAGGTCTGAGCCTCCTCGTTCCAAGTATAAAAATTTCCATCATCCGGATAAGATACAGGAGCTTGCCAAGTGCAAGAATCTTCATCAAGCGTCCAGCTTGCAAAAGGTTGCGGGCTATAAAAAGCGTCACGAGCTGAATCGTAAATACTTCCTATACCGGCATAGTTTTTACGAAGTGCAACTCCATCATCTGGTTCTCCAGTTTCAGGATTATAGTGAATCCCGCCTCTTGTGTTATAGCTAGTTTGTATCCAAGTACCAGGACTTGAATCTACGAATGTATTAAAAAACTCAGGTTCAGCTACAATAACCTGCGCTACTACTCCATTTACTACTTTTGCAAAATGTGCCATTTTATTTTTCTCCTATTAGGTTGCATACCTTATAATTACTATACCTGAGCCACCGCTGCCTCCAGCATAGTGACCCGATTGATACCCAGTTCCACCGCCCCCGCCTCCAGTATTTGCTGTTCCACTAATTCCAGCACCATTAGGTCTATTATTTCCGCCCGTGCCATTACCTCCGCCTCCAGCGCCGCCATCCCCTGAATATTGAGTAGCATACGTTCCTGGACCATATGGAGCTCCCCCACCTCCACCTCCAGCATAGTATCCAGAAGCACCAGTAGATGTTGCAGTTGCCCAGGTAGAGTATGAATTTGTGCCTGCTCCTCCATTTCCTGCTGTAGCTGAACCTACACTTGCAGTACCACCAACAGCACTAGCACCTCCGCCTCCGCCTCCAACATATATATTTGTTGTGCCATTCATACCCCCATTTCCGCCTGCATTTCCTTGTCCAGAAGTTCCAGAAGCCCCTACGTAGGCGCCACCATCGTGATAGCTACCTCCGCCTCCAGAACCTCCAGTAGCAGGCCCACCAGTACCCCATCCACCTCTGCCTCCACCTATAGCAGTATTACTATTAAAAGTAGTATCGCTTCCACTGTCGCCGAGGGCATTTGCAGCACCAGCACCACCAGCACCAATTACTATAGAATGAGTACCAGCATTAAGACTTGTAGAGCCACTTAACAGTCCACCAGCGCCTCCGCCTCCTCCATAAGTAGCACCCGCACCACCTCCAGCAATCATTAAGTAATCAATACTTAAACTTCCACCACTTACTACAAAGCTATCTGAGGACGTAAAAGTATGATATTTGTACCCTCCAGAAGTAACTTCTGTGCCACCACTACCTGTAATTGGTTCTACTACCGTAAGCCAGCTACCACTTATATAGGCCTCTAAAACATTTGTGGTAGTATTATAACGAATCTGACCATTTGTAGGAGAGCTTGGTCTTTGCGCAGTTGTGCCTGAAGGAATTTTAAATCCTTCGTTGCCCGAAACACTTCCAGGAGTTCCAGCAGGAAGACCATCATATATTAAATCTGCTAATTCTTTTGTTTCTGCCATTTTGTTCTCCTACCTTGCGTTTGCGTATTTAAAGGGGTTTTCTGCGAATGCCATGTAGATGTATGTATTACCAGAAACATTATTCTGCCCAGAATTAGCATTATTAGCCCGTAATTTAAATCCATTAGATAAGAAGTCTACGTTTTCTGTACCTAATGAAGTTTCCGCATTACTTGAATTTGTCATAACATATTCTTTTATTGCGTTATAAGACATTCTAGCTGAATCATAGATAGGCCAATAACCTGTTGTATTTGCATCTTTAACGAGAAGAAATGCAGGTCTAAAGCCGGTGTAGACAAATGGGCCGTCATTAGAGTTGTTGCCAGTATAGCTTCCAAACTTACTGAAGCCTTCTACTTCTGCGAAACAATAGGCTATAAAAGTATAACCATTAACATTTTGCGAGTAAGTGCCTAACGAAAAAACAGAAGATGTTGGAGCAGTATCAGCCCATACTGGGTAATCTGAAGTTCCCAATGTGCTATGAAGCACTAAGTAATCAGTTTCAGGGGCAGAAGTATTTTCATGGTGATATACCAGCCAATCACCTGTACCTGAATTTCTTACTTTCAAAATAATTAAATCAGGGGCAACACCAAGTCCATGACCTATAGTAGATGGATTACTCCCTGTTGCCGTAAAACTAACAATACTAAACCCAGCATCAGTGTTAGCAGATACAGTAGATGTTATAGAGCCGTCTGTGTTAGATACTCCAGAGCCGTTGGCTTTCCAGTTCCAAGCTACTATATTTGCTCCAGATTCGTTTAACGAGTTCCAATCAGAAGATGCGTCTACTTCAAATCCAGTTGAGTTCCATACAACTCCGTTACCTGAATCAACTGTATCTTCTGCACTAGTGCTATTTGAAGATAAAAACTTGGTAGAGCCTCTTAGCACATCCGCTAAAGCATGGAATCTTGCGTATGTTCTTGACTTAATCCACGTAAGGTCTGGCTGAAAGTTCAAACTGCTTACAGTGGTTGTAGTGCCATTGCCTGTATAGAGTGCTGTATCAAAATGCTCATCACTCGTAGTCGTACTGTTCGGGCCTATAGCTGGTTCTGGGAGGTTGGCTGTACAGAGTGCTAGTGCGCCTGATGGGACGGTGTACTTGAAGTCGCCTATGCCATTAGCATCTGTGTTGCTTCCGGCTGTAATACGTCCATTAAAGGTTGAATCTTGACCAAAGTTAGATGCTTGATAACTTTGCGGTGCTACACCATACCCATCTGAAAAGAAAACATAAGTTTTTACGGGTACAGAGACAGCGGTTCCAGCCTGTGTACCATTTACATAAAAAGTTACTTCTGAAGCGTCAGAGTCATACAATATACCAACCACTGAACCTGAATTTACATTTGTAATTGTCTGCGGTGACGAGTCTGAAGAAGTAGCGTAAATAAGTGAATAAGCCCAACCAGAGTATGCAAATGCATAATACCCGTATACGGTGCTGTTATTTGGAGTAGTAGAACTACCTGCATCAGTTGGGGCATAGCTAATGCCAAATGCGTTTCTATTTTCTGTAACTAAATAATGTTCTGAATACCATTTTCCGGTATTAGGGGCCATTGCGATTGTAGAATATGCACCAGTGAAACTGTTATCTGCTGGCCCCTGCTTTTCTAAATTCCCTTGATAAATGGCCCCTGAATAACCAGCGCCTGTAGTGTATTGCAGAAGCGGGTTCAACGTAGCGAAATTATTAGTAGGCGTATCAATCATCTGGTCAGAACTTGTGAGTCCTGAAACAGTGAAGTTGTTGCCGTTGCCACTTGAGTCTGTCCCAAGTGCGCCAGAGTTATTAAACTTTAAGTAGAAGCCGTTAGTGCCAAAGGTTAGACCTGATACGTTCTTTGGAATCCAGACACCGTTCTTGTTTACTGCAAAGTCTGTGGGTGCATACGCCGTACCTTCAATCCCAACAACCTCTGCCAAATAAGAATGGCACGGTTTTGTGCCAGCAGAATTGTTACCTATTACAATATCTCCAGAAGCAAACCATCTAGCTAAAGTATTTTGTGTTACATTAGAGTCAACTGTTAGCGTTACTCTTTGGTTATTAACCCATATTTGATACCTATCTGTAGCTGTTGCTAAAGTTGTATCCCATACAATAAAAACATGATACCAAGCAGATACATCCCTAAAAACATTATAGGCACTAGATGCATTTATGCTTGAAGTCCCGGCCCCCTGATAGCCGCTGTTAAAATACTCGTAATACCCAATAGCATCTGGGTAGTATACACCACCGCCCTGTGTAGAATCAGAAAAATAAAACTCGCCAACACCTGTACCAATTAACTGAACCACTGCGCCCGGGTTTAATTTGCTTCTTTTAACCCACATTGAGAAACAACCTTTGGTTGACCCAGAGCCAGAGTTTGTTCTAGTCAATTTGTCAGAGGGACTAGCAAACCGAACAGAGTTATCTATGGTATACCCATAAAAATCTCCGCCAGCAGAACCAGCGGCGGCTTGTATTAAATTTTTAGAAGCAGTCATTTTTTAGCCCATTGCCTGACCAGCAGTAAATCCGTACCAGGTTGTACCGCCATCATGTGTAATAAAAACAAAATAATCTACAGCAGAAGCTGTTGCTGTTAAAGTAGGTGCTGTGGCACTCGCCCAGTCTACTGCAGCAGGCCACGTAACTGTAAAACCAGAAGCACTTGCATCCTGTACTAATTTAAGTGTAAAACTTGAAACTTTTCCAGAAGTTGCAGCATTACTAAAAGTAAAAGTAGTATTTTCTGTAAGAGTATGTGAAAAATTATTTCCAGTATCTAAATCTACAGTAGTTGCATTACTACTTGAAGTGACTGCATTGTATTCTTCAATAATACCATTGTCAAAAGTCTGATTTGCGGTAAATGTGTTTGCTACATCGTTCTTTGTAGTGTCAGCATCAAACGCCTGTATACCAGCACGAGGAATACTAACAGAAGCAGCTCCTGACCCATCCTCCGCTGTAACAGTTGTTGTACCGCTTGCGGTAGTAAAAACTATAGAAGCCATTATGGAAATCTCCTAATCTTTGAGTACGCTGTTAACTCAATTCCTGAGTCTACAGGTATAGTTACTGCGACTCCATTATTCAATGTAAGCGTTGAAGCTTTATTTAAACTGTTTGCTTCTAATGTAGTACTCGAGGTTACAGTGACTGCATTTGAAGTAATACCAGCACCATCTAAGTCTTCAATCGCTGAAGTTAAATTATCTAAGTAATTAATTATATTTGCAGAATCTGCAAGATCTCGAGATTTTCCCATTAGAACCAGCCTGTAGTATTATCCTCTTGGTATGCTTCTTCATTCCAAGATATTGCACCTTCCGGTTTTGCAAGAGGAGCTTCCCACACAAAATCTGTAGAGTTATAAGTCCATGAAGCATAGGGTGATTCGTTTGGACCTTCTGGTAATGCATTGTTTGGAAAACCTTCCTGTGCAGGAACATTGCGAAGAGCAGTGCGATAATTCTGGTAAACAGTTTTATCTTCTGCACTTAGAGCAGAATCAGGAAGAACTGCCCAATCGCTTGCAGCAAGTTTTGCATCGCGCTGTGCACGAACATTTGCTTTCTTATTTGCCAGGTCATTTGCAATTGCTTCTGCGGAACGGTCAATCACAGTAAAGGTCTGATAGTAAGAACCTGAACGCTCTTCAATATCACCATCAATTACTGTTTGAGTATCCGCATCATAAGAAGGACGCACGTCCTCTTTTAGAATTGCCATGTTTAATCCCGCTAATGCGGCAGCAGATAACGGAAGAGCAAAACTTGTATTCGGATTTTCTCTTACTATCTGCCTCTCACTTTTTACCTGTGAGTTTGTTATATCATAATATCTCATCGTTTTTTCTCCGATTATCCTGCATTTGCATATTTAAAGGGGCTATGTGCAAATGCGATGTAAGCGTAACTTAATGCTGCCCCGTTTGCAGTATTACTATCTGCTCTTAATTTAAATCCATGGCTATAAAAATCAATTACAGAGGATGAATTTGATACTTCAGCATCAGACCCGCTCATATATAACCATCCATTTTGAGGATTAAAATTTTCTCTTTTTCTTTTATTATCTACGGCAACAAAGTGGTACCCTGAATTACTAATATTTTTTACCATAACAAATGCAGGTTTAAATCCTGTGTACTCAAATGGGCCTTCAGGAGTAGAATTATTTCCTTTGTAGTATCCCATTTTTGTCATGCCTTCAACTTCTGCAAAAAGATAAGCTATAAATGTGTCTGAGCTCAAATTTACGCCGCTGTTAGTACCAACCGTAAACTGTGTAGATGTGGGTGCGGTATCGTTCCAGATAGTGTTCTCGTCGGTAAAAGCGTTAGTGTCAAAAAACCCCATGAAATCTGTCTGCGGGTCACTATAGAACCCAGAATCAAAATAGCTTGGGGCAGTATTGGCGTTGGTCACACGCTTAACAATAATTATCTTAGGAGCAACTCCCAAGCCGTGCGCTATGTTTTGCACAGAGCCTGTACCTGAGTATCCGACTATATCAAAAAATCCTGCTTTTTTCTTAAAACAATATGCTATATAATTTTGTGCATTTACATTGACATTGGCAAGATTACCCACGGTAAACCCATCTGCATCCATGCTAGACAAAGATTCTGAATTGGTAATAACGCCCGTGCTGGTATAGTTGTGAGTCCAATACTTCCCTGCCCCTATCTGGGTGTCCATCCACGCCCAACTTTGTGCCGCATCCCGGTTTTTTGTCCATACCATATCGGGCTGGAATCCAACACCAGTAACAGATTTGCCGCCGCTACCTATAGCTGTACCGTTGCCCGTATATGTAACAACATTAAAATAGTCTAAAGTATTTTCAGCCCCTGCCGGATTTAACGTAGATTCAGTTCTTGTTGCAGTAGAAAGGCCTTCAAACCCAGTTGGTGGCGTATAAGTAAAAGCCGTTTGTCCTGTATTTACTCTAGCTGTGCCAGTTGCACCGCTTGTGCCGGGAGTGTAGATTATCCAATAACCATCTGGTTCTCGATAAGTAGTCCCAGAAAAACTCATGTTAGTTACTGTCCAGAATAGAGTATTGTTTTTATACCAGTAAGAAGTGTGGTTATCATAATCAACTGCAACTGCGATTGTGTCTGAAGAAGTAAATGAAACTGCACTACCAGAACTTGAACCACTTGCACTTCCGTCAATAACAATTCCTCCACTATACATTCCAATGCGGCCTGTGGGTAGCCCAGAGCCGGGATTTTCTATCTTATTTCTGGAGCGAACAACCCACAGCTGTGCATTTGTAAGGTTAGAAAACTCAACATAAGTTTTCATTCCCGGCAAAATGTCTTGAGTAAGGTAGGAATATGTCCCCCATCCATCTCCCGGCGAATTTGGTGCTGCTATATTAAGATTTCCATTTGTACCAGTAATATTTGGTGCAGTTACAGTACCAACACCATCATAAAAGGTCCCAAGAAAATTTGGATCAAAAGTAGCAAAGTTATTCGTAGGCGTATCATTTAATTGAGTTGCTCCGTTTACTACAGTCCAATCATTTCCATTACCGCTACTATCTGCACCAAGAGAACCTGAATTATTAAATTTTAAATAACTACCCGCAGTTCCATATGAAATTCCAGAAGGGGCTACTGGAATCCAGATGCCATTTTTTAACTTTCCAAATTTACTAATATCATAGGCTGTTCCATCAATTGCTTGAAATTCTGCCATTTGTATATCTGAATACACAAACTGATTAGTATAAGTCCAGGGATCTCCATATGCTCCTATATACTGCCTACAAGAAGTCGATCCGCTTGTTTCACCTACAGCAAGATAATTTAATTGTTCATTTAGAGTAGGAAGTTGAGCAACCCCCGAAAATCTGGGAGAAGATACAGTTGTATCGTGCGTCCATCCTTGCAATTCACCATTAATATAAACTTTTACTCTATCTGTAGCAGATGCTTGTGTTGTATCCCATATAAAACAATAATGATACCATCCTGCTCTATCTCTAAATCTTCTTGCATTATTAGATATGCCTACTACAGCGTCCAGCTGATAATTACTACCGCTCCAATTGCTTCTATTGTCGTACTGAAAATCTTGCATATAGATGGAATCTTCTAAAACTTCAGTAGTGCTGTTTGCTATTTCAATCGTCCCCAGCTCATATCCATCATCCATATGATTATATAAATTAGTACGGTTTGTTCTTCTAGTTTTCCAGTTTTTAAACCAAAAACTTATTACACCTTTTTTCTTATCAGTATTAGTAGACGAATTAGTTTCCATATATCTACGTAAATATTGACTGCTATCATGAGATAATAGAATAGAGTTATCTATTGTATGCTCATAGAAATCTCCACCAGCAGAGCCAGCGGCAGCTTGTTGCATTAATTTACCAAAATTACTCATTATGCTAGTGCCTGTCCTGAAGTAAATCCATACCAAGTTGTTCCACCGTCAACAGTAGTGAAAACAAACCAATCTACAGCATCTGCTGTAGCTGTAAGAGTTGGGGCGGTTGCAGCAGGCCAATCAACTGCTGCAGGCCATGTAACTGTAAAACCGCTCGCACTTGCATCTTGTACTATTCTAACCGCCATTGCGTAGGCTGTACCGGATGTAGGAGGGTTACTAAAAGTAAAAGTAGTATTTTCTGTAAGTGTATGACTAAACACGTTGCCAGTTTCGCAGTCCACTGTGGTCGCATTAGTTGATGACGTAACTGCATTATACTTTTCGTTATAGCTGTCTACAAGTAGTTCACCAGTAATAGTCTGGTCTGCAGTAAAAGTATTCGCTACGTCATTCTTTGTAGTATCTGCGTCGTAAGCTTGATAGCCCGCACGAGGAAAACTAATATCCACATTTCCGCTTCCGTCTTCGGCAGAAATTGTAATTGACCCCGATGCACTGTTTAATTTTAATGCCATTGTTTTCCCCTTATAAGGCTTTCGCTGCTACGTAATCGTGATATATCTCTAGCAGACTGTCTGAAGGAACTGTTAAAGTTACTCCGCTGTTTATAGTTGTATTCTTACCTGCACGGTAGTGTGTAGTTGAGTCTAATGTTCTATCTGCTGTAACAGCATCAGAATTATAAAAATCTGTTTCTATTCCAGTTGTAGTACCAGTAACTGTTAAATTACCTTGTACTGTTAAGTCAAGAGTAGTTGCTGTGTCTGCTGTATATGCGATAATCTTTATTATGTCATTTACAGAAGCGGCAGCAGCAAGAACTATAGAAGTACCATTTGAAGCAGTATATTCTGAGTCACCATCAAGTAATATACCATTCATAAATACTTGAACACGACCAACTGTATATGCTAAAGTTGCAGTATTGTCATCTGCACCAGAAAAAGTCGTTTGTGAAGCAGTTGCAGTATAAGTATAAGTATCGAATCCTACAGCTGCAATTAAAGTATTTAAGTCTGAAGAAATCCAAGCAAGAATTTCAACAGAGTCTCCTACGGTTGCACCAGACGCAAGAACTATAGATGTGCCGTTTGTTGCTGTAAAGTCAGTTCCAGGTATCAGTTTAATACCATTCAACCAGACATCTACATAACCAACATAGTAGTCAGCAAGAAAGGTTGTTTGAGAGGCAGTGGCAGTATATGTTGTACGCTCGTAAAGATAGTCACCAGAAGGCGCTCCGCCTCCTCCACTAATTTCTACGATGCTCTCTGTACCCGAGACATTTTTCTTGATGTACATTTTGCCATCATAGGTATTGATAGCAACTTCACCAAGATCCAAATCCGAGGTAGTAGGAGCCGCGCTCGGTGTTGCCGAACGCTTCAGTTTTATCGTTTGTGCCATTTGGCTCTCCTATAAATTGCGTATATACGCAGGAGGTTAGTTTCTATTTAGAATGTACCGCCATCGAGTGTGGTAATTTCAGTTGTAAAATTGTTAGCATTGAGAAGCACATAATAATTTGTACCGTCAATAGTAGTTTCCCACTTATCGCTAGTTTCATTCCAACGCAGAGCTACATTTGAGGATGTACCGCGTTCGATTTCGATACCAGCGTTCTGAGAGGGAGTACCAGTCTCGTCGCTATTTAGGACAAGAATGTTATCACCAACAGCTACAGTATTTGAGTTTACAGTAGTAGTTGTACCATTTACAGTCAGGTCGCCAGTAATAACAACACCCGCACCAAAGGTTGCGACCATGTCGTCATTCAAAATAAGAGCATTTGCATGACTGTTTACGGTTGAGCCAGTAGAACCTGCACCATCTGCAGTTCTAAAGTAAATTTTACCGCCTGCGCCAGTACCTGTACCCGCACCAGCTTTTATAATTAAATCAGTACCACTAACATCAGTACCAGAGCCATTTGCTTGAGAAACATCACCAACAAAATCTGTAGAAGTTACAGAGGTAAGTCCAGCAACAGTAGTAGTTGTACTACCAAGGGAAATAGAAGTGCTGCCAAGAGTAAAAGAACTATTTGCTAAATTAGCATTTGGCAATGAACCAGTAACGTCAGTAGTAAGGTCTATCTGACCAAGAGTAATCTGCTGACCACTAAGAGTAAGATAATTATAAGCACCTGAAAGAGTTACATCACTACCAGTGTATGCAATTGTTACTGTATCATTAGTTACAGTGGTGCTTATATCGGTACCAGCGGCAAAAGTAAGAGTACCACCAGTATTAAAAGTATCTGTGGCAGAGCCGTCAGAAATTGTAAAGCTAGAAGTTACAGTACCCCAAGAAAGCTGACCTGAACCATCAGTTTTTAAGTATTGATTTGCGCTACCGTCTGCTTGAGGCCAATTGAGTCCATCAAGAACAAGATCGCCAGTACCATTTGGAGTAATGGTAATAGTACCATTTGTATTTGTAGAAGTAATTGCATTACCATCAAACTGAAGATTATCTACTAAAAAGTTATCAATCTTACTATTTGAGTCTACAACTATTGCACTGCTTGCGGTAAGAGTACCAGCGGTATGGTCAAGCATATCTACATATACTTTTCCGCCAATCGCATCTACATCACCAGTACCACCACCAGGGCGACCAATAAATAGCTTATTACTCGTTGCCGAATACGCTAATTCACCATTTTGTAGTGAAGTAGGAGTAGCTGTGGAGCTACTGCGTTTAATTTGAATCGTTTGAGCCATTATTTGCCCCTAAATAGCCTTAAAAGGCTCCTCCGTCCAGATTATCCTCCTCACCTACATCGGTGTTGAGTAATGGATACCAGTCTGTAATTCCACTAACTGTTCGGTATACGTAAAATATATTATTTGCTGTATCGTACCAAGTATCTCCTACTTCTAATGTGCTTCCAGTAGGAGTAGTAGTGCCGCGAAAATTTTGATCAGCTAATTCTTCTAATGCTTGTTGTACGTTTGTTTTAGTAATCGTTTTGTAGGGAGTAACAGACATAGAAAGAGCAGTTGGAATCAATGTCGCAACCGCTTCAATAGATACTTCATATGTCGTAGGTGTGATGTTTATTGTCGTAGTATCTTCTGTTACCGTGACAGCAGTTTCATCAACCGTTATTGTTACTTCCATTATCGTGTTACATTCTGATCAATTGTAACAGTTCCTTCCAAAATTCGTGTCACAATTCCATCACCGGATGTATAAATCTCTAAATCATAATAGTATAATCCGGCATCAAGAGCTGCTGAAGTTGCATTTGGAAGGCTCATTTGTAGAGTGCCAGCAGTAGGATTCATAATGGTGCAAGTAAATGTAGCCGCCGCAGTCGCAGCGTCTTTTGTCGAGCGCATCTGTGCACGAGCAGAGTAGCTAGTCAAGTCTGTGGCTACTCCGCCTTCTTTCAGGGCTAAGTTAACTGCGAAATCAGAACCCTGGTCTATTTGTAAATTATAAGTCCCTGCGGCCATTTATATTCTCCTATGCTGATAATTATATCAAAGCACACATTTTATGTCAAGAATTATTTTTCTTTAGGTGTTAAGACCTAGTAATATTGTATCTCTCAGTATTTCTACTTGCTGCCTTGAGAGCGCGTACCCCCACTGACCTATTCGAAGTGTATAATCAGTATCACTTTCTGGCCATGTAGTATGCATGAGGCCAAATAAGTCTCCTGTTACGTGCTCCAGGTCGTCCGAAGTTATGTTAAATCTTTGAATTGATTCTGGTAAAGTTGCCATTTTTTCTCCTAGAATGTAAATGTATACGTATGAGTTCCGTTTACATAAGCTGTTGCTGTATTTCCACAGCTATCAGTTACTGTAACTGATACTGTAACATAAATATATCCTGTACCTGTTCCACTTTTTGTTCCTGAAGTACTTCCCGTTGTACTTTGAGATTGTCCACTTCCAAATGAAGCAGCAGTGGCATTCATATTACTTACACTATAACTATCAAGACTCCATTGATAACTATATCCTCCACTTCCTCCAGAGGGGTATGCAGTTACAGTACCTGAAGTAGCTGATAAAGTTTGAGTAAAAGACCCTGTAACACTTGCATTAAAATTACCACTAGTACTAACACTTAAAGAAGGTGTACAACTAGGACTACAAGTTTGGTATAAAGCACTTGCTGTATTCCCACAATTATCAGTTGCATATACATAATATTCATCATATCCAGAACAGTAATAATAGTAAACATAACCTGCTGGAGGATACCAATTCCAAGTATGATATGCAGAAGTAGTTGCTGTTGCTGTATTTCCTGTAACTGTATCAGTTACAGTTACTTTTACAGTTCCACTAGCATATCCCGAACTACTAGATGTAGGACTTGGATACCCAGTTACAGTTGCTCCAGTAGTAGCAACATATCGCGTATTTGTAAAATTTGCACCTGAAGCTACTACACCGCTTTGACTCCAGGCTCCTCCTAAGAGCTCCCAATAATAACTATACGAACCGCTTCCTCCTGAAGGAGTCGCAGTTGCACTAGTAGTAGCTGAAGTTGTTGCTGTAGCACCATAACAAGCTGTTACAGTTCCATTCATTGTCCCACTAATACTTACTGAAAGAGCAGGAGTAGTAGAAGTGTCATTTATATTTACACTAGCAGATAAACTTGCTGTAGCGTTGCCAGCACTATCAGTACTTGCAAGAGTTATTGTTAAAGTTTCTGTTCCTTCTGTTAAAGAGTCCGCTGCTATTCCAAAAGTAGCAGATCCAGTATTTGAATTTATAGTAATACTTCCAGTTAAACTTCCGGAAGATAAATCTGCAGAACTTATTCCTGTTACTGTATATCCTACTGTTGTTCCATTTGTAACCCCCGATGTAGTTACTGTAAAAGAAACAGAATTTCCTTCATTTACGGGGGAAGGACTTCCACTTAAAGCAGTATATTTATTTCCTGCGGAAGCCCCGTATAATTCATAAGCACTAATAATAGTTCCAGAAGTTGTATTTATTCCAGTTCCGTGTAAAGCATCTGCATATGTAGAATTAGGAGTAAGCCCACGAACATCAGAGTCATCTAATGATATTTGGTCTCCAGAAGACTTAGTTGTAATTTCTACATTTACGTCATCTAAAGAAATTGGTCCACTAGTCTGAAGAGTCATGTTTTAATCTCTTAACTTCTTGTTTTAATTCAGATATTTCAGTCTTAAGCTCTTTAATTGCTTCAATAAATAATCCTGCTAAGTTTCCATAAGCAAGTGTTAATACTCCATCTTCTGTTTCGGATACAGCTTCTGGCAAAACTGCTTGTACATCTTGTGCTAACAATCCTGTGGATCTCTGCTTTCTTCCTTTCATAAGAAAAGTAACTCCTTTAAGATCCATACATTTACTTACAGCACCATCTATTAATTCTATGTCATCTTTAAGTCTTACATCAGAATAAGCTGTTACGTTACCTGCCGCTACTACATCTCCGCCTTCACTTACTGAGAATTTTGTAGTTGTACCATCCTGAGCTAAGATATGATAGGAGCTTCCACCAATAAATACTTTATTTTTACCGCTATCAGAATAGTTGGAAGTTGCAGACCAGCCAAAGAATCCGCCCCATCCAGAAGTATTGTTTCCTTTACTTGTGCCTACAATTGCCGCATTTGAATTTGCATTCGCTTCCGCAATAATTGCAGAACAGTTCGAAGTATTTGAATAAAAATATCCAGTTGCACAATATGAAGTTCCGCCTACATCAACAGTATTACCCGTATTTCCTATAGAAAATATATTGTTTCCACTGTTATAACTAGTATTCGTATTACTATTTGTTAATTTGTTTGCTGTAATTGTATCAGCTTGAATCTGTAAAGCAGTAATACTTCCAGAAGTAATTTGACCACCATCAATTGTAGTAATATTAGTATTAATATCGTATGCTGCTCCACCAATACTAACTTTAGTAGTAGGATTAAAAGTAGAAGTCCCATCTGTTAATGAGCCAGACTGGAAAGTAACAAGTCCAGTAAAGTTATGCCCTGCAGATACTGTACCAAAAGTTGGAGTACTAGTAGTATCGGTTGCGGCTGACTGATTTACAAAATATCTTGCATACCAAAATTGACCATTACTTCCTGCAGTCATTTGTGGTGGAGTTTGTTGCCACCCAGAGTTCATTCCAGTAATTGCACCAGTTGCCCAAGTATAAGTCGCCGAAGTTCCTGGGCTAGTTGGTGCAGATGGACTAGCAGTATTATAATAAACGTAGCCTTCTGTTTGTATTATACCGTCATCGCCTTCATATACTTCCGGGTCAGCTACTACTGTAAAGTTTGGAGCAATAATTAATTTAAAACCACCAGTTTGTAGGTTTCTTACCCCTGCAATAATTGAATCATTATTTTTATCAATTCGAAGCGTAGGAGCATATGCAGTTTCTCCCGAAATAGAGGAAGCAAAGCTTCTATCAATAAACATAGTAGTATTGTTTCCAATGTAGGAAATTTTTGCAACATTACTTGTTCCAATCTTGACATAGTCGCCAACTTCAAAATCAGAAGTAAATGTAGTACCACTACCACTTACTTTATTGCTTCTAGCTGCAATAGTAATTGTACCTGTTACAGCAGACCAATGACTGCTTGCAGCAGTGTTTCCAGTTCCAGAATTATAGTAATAGTTAATTCCTAAAGTTGAGTCTTCATACCATTTTATAAGTTTAATTGGATCACTTGCATCACTTGAATCAATTAAAATAAAATGAGCAGCATTATATTTCTGTTTTGTACTATAAGCCGCCCAAGTTGCATCTGATATTACAGGAATATTTGATACATCTTGTTTATAAGTTGCAGCTGTACCAGTAGACCCTAAAACTTCTATATCAGGAGCACCTACAGGGCTAAAGGTATAGTCAGTTTTTGTAAATTCAAATTCAGTGCTTACATTTAAACTAATCGGGGAGTTAGAAACCCCACCCCGTGCAACACCATTAATTCTAGGTACATTCTTTTCTTGAATTGCCCCAGTAATATTTATAAACGCTTTTTTCGGTTTTGATTTTTTACCGCTTTTGCTTACTGTAGCTATTGTAACAGTCGTTGTACCTACAGGAAACTCGTACGGCCCCACATTATTAAACTGTGCAGGCAAATATATCGGATTCTGTTTTACTTCCGAAAGATTGTGATAGAGTTCGTAAGATGCAACTTTATTATAGGGAGTTCCATCAGAGTTTAAAGGAGTATCCCAATAAAGAGTAACATCATTTGCAATTGCATCAGAATCAAGAGCTTGTGGTACTAAATAAACATTTGCAGGAGGAGGAACAATATCGTCTGCAAGTTCGGGAGGATAAACTGGGTCTTCTACAGATAGAGTCCAGTTTTTATCTACCGCATTGAATTTTTCATTATAGTGTTTTACTGCACTAATATTATACGTAGTATCTTCGTTTTGAGTTATTGAAAGTACCTTATACTCTTGTTTTGTTCCAATAACTTCTGCTTCTGAAGCAGTAAGAGTTCTTCTCAATGCCCAAACAGTTTGCGCATTAGGAATAGCACTGAAAGCACTGCTAACTGTAAGAGAAGTTATTCCAGTGCCCGCAGAGGTACTTACAGTTTGAGTTTCTACTCGAGTATACGGCTTCCATACAATTTGTACGGGATTTCCAGAATCATCAACAATATTACTTGCATTTAGTTCCGAAGTAACTCCAAGTATCAGTTCTCCAACTGTATAAGTAGTGCTACTAATTGTAGCGGAATCTTGGCTTAAGAATGCACCCGCCTCTTCAATCAATACATTTAGCTCATAAGTAGAATCAGCCTGTAAAGTTATTTCCCTATCAAGTGGAATAATAGAAGTTGTACGTGTTCCAGAAGAAGAAATACGTCCACTTAATGTTTGATAAGGAGGATGACGATAAGGATCTTGTACATTAATTATATCACCAGGGCGTAAAAATGCTGCATTTATTGCAGTTGCAAAAGCAACAATTTCTGTCTGATTTTTTGCAGTCCAAAGTTTCCAACGACCATAACGAAGTGCTTGACCTTCTGAAGTTGCTCCGAATGCAACAGCACTTTCATTAATAATTTTACCTGTTTTTGCAATGTTTTCTCCGTCTTCCACAAGTAAAACTTCTGGCTTATAGTCAGACCGAGGATTATTCCAGGTGACTCCTACTTGATTAGAACGAGTTTTACTACCAGTAGACTCATAAGAGAACTGTCCACCAATTACATTTGAAGAACTAAAGTTATAAACTGCATCACTTGCTTGGTCGATTATACCTACAATTTCTCCATCTAACCAGTACAGCATTCCACGAAAAACGGTTGCTAAATCTTTTAATACTTTATAGGCATCTGTTGCTTTGGTAAGCCAAACATTAGTTGTAAATCTTGGCTCTAAACCACCATTACCATTGTCTACGAGTTCATCACAGTAACGTGCAATACGATACAGTGCATATTTATCAATATCATTTTCTGTTAAATATGAACCCAGTCCGTAGCGATTATTTATGAGTACGTCATAAAATACCCAAGCAGGATTATTTGTATAAACTTTTTCTGCTCTAAAATTTCCGTCCCAGTTTTGGTAAGAGCTTTCTACAGCTCCACTAGAAACATTTCTTTTATACGAAGCAACGCCATCACTTGCTTCTTCGCGAGTAATATAATTAGAAGGAACTTTAACTTTCATTCCTCTACAGTGGTAACCGATAGAAGGCATACCACTAAAATCTTGGGAGTTAAATTGTACTCTTGCTACAGCAGTTAAAGGGTAGCTTAACAACTCTTTAATTGTAGTTGTCGCACTTGTAATGGTAGCAGGAGTCTGGCTAGTATAATCAGAGGGGCCTAGTACATTGTAGGTATCTTCATACGCTACATCATTATCGGTTAGACGAGTTATTCTTACTTCCCAATCTATAGCTCCAGCCGGACGTAATTGTTCTAAGTTTATGTATTCATCAAATGTAAAGGTAGAGGTATATTGACCATAATGTCTTTTCTTGTCATGTACTACTATCCATCCGGTAAAATTAGTTCCATCATTTGTAAATCGTACTTCAATTTTATACCATGCTTTTCCTGGTTTTTCTTTTCCTTTACCAGTATTATTAATAAGACTCCCATAAGAAATTAAAAATCTTACTTCATCTGCTTCTGCTGCTTGAGCCGCAGAGAGCCCAAGAGTAGTAGTATTATAAGTATAGGTATTTGTTCCAGTATTTCCAGGACCAACTATAGCATTATTTAAAGATGTAGTTATTGCGGTATTTCCATCTCCAGTACCGTCTAAGCTTTTTAGAGATTCTTGATATAGATGTCCTGTTCTAAATTGTACTCCGAAATTTTTATATTTTCCTGCAGTAAAGAAGTTATCTCCAGTATCTAAAGCTTCTTCAGAACCACCTACACGAAGATTGTAATCTCCTGTTGAGCCTCCAAAATTAGTTCCTAAAGTTGTGCTACCATTACTAGCTACTACTATATCATCAACATAATCTATTGCAAAACTGTAAGACGCTCCATTTGTAATACTAAGAGGCAGAGAGCCCCACCCAATATTTACAGTTGTACCGTTTATATGTCGTGTAATTACATCTTCATATAGAGTTTCTCCAGCGGAGTTAATTAGTCGTACTTTTGTATTTACTTTTTCCGCAGGGTCAAACTGCATATCAGAAGTAAAAACAGAAGTGCTTGATATAATTTGAAACTCACTTCCTGAATAGTATCCTCCAACGCCATCTTGAATAAAAGTATACTGATAATTAACAGTTGCAGTTCCAGTTTTATAGTTTTCAATAATACCTCTTGCTGTAGTATTATCTTCAGTCGAAGTTACATGAGAACTAGAGAGATTTGTAGTGGTTCCAGACTGAAATCCATTTGTAAAACTAGCAGTTGCTTTTGAGCCACTATTGCTATCTACTGGGTCTAAAGCTGGGTCACTATTTAAATATACAGAAGCTGCTCCATTCACTAACCCATAGATTGGACCTTCTGAAATAACGCTTGTAGTAACTATATTCTGACTTCTGCCAGCAGGGTCTTTTACAGAATTTACTGATAAAGTACTAGTTTTGTCGACTCCGTCTTTAGTAGCTTGCCTCATTTCGTAAAGAGCAAGCATAGCGTCAGCACTTGCTAAACTATAGTCAACATCATTATTAAAATTACTACGATGAGCTCCAAAGAAATTTGCAGTAGATGTATTCGGTAAAACTTCAGTTGAGATTGGAATACCAGGAACTCGAAGTTCTCCGTAAAGAACGGGAACAGGATCTCCTTCTACAACATTTGCTGCGTCTCCAGTAAATAAGTATCCTTCTTCATTTTTCTGATCTGTAGCAGGGTCGGGGGCCATTATCTGTTGCAGGCCTGCTAAAGCTAAATTTACTCCTACTGCAGCTAAGATCAGGCCTGGCATACTTAGACCAGTAATTGTAGTATATGTGGCGGTTGTCATCCCTACACCAGATACAGTCATACTTGAAGTTGCATAAAGCCCTAAAGGATTGCCAGGTATAAAGAAAAGAGATGCTATTGCAATAGCAGTGAGAATTTTTGAGCCGCCAGATTTAGAACCTGCAGGAACTGGAGTAATAATTATATCTCCTTGAGAAAGAGGAAGAAGACATTCAGCAATATCTATTTCTTGATTATTGACTTCGATATGAAATCCTACATCATTTTCATGGCACTCAATAAGATATTTTCTGAATTCGGGATAGTTTGCTCCAATAAGACGAATCGCTTCTGCAGGAGTGTCCCCACAGAACAAGTGTGAAGTCCCAAACTTTTGCCCTAACTGTCCTTCTAAGTAAATTTTACGCATTGTATCTGTATATTCCAACTAAATACTTTCCCCATAAAGGGTAAAGATTTTCTCGACATGAAAGTCGATTTACGGCATGGTGAAAAAATATATCGTTCTCTAAGTAAACTCCGCAATGGTTTGGTACATCTGCTCCCATTTGAAAAATTACTATATCGTTTTTTTCTAAACTTTCTACTTTACTAAAGCCCCATTCTTTTATATGGGCTTCTGTAAAATAATCTTCTTCGTACTTCCACCAATCATCTAAGTATGGTAGTCTTTTCTGTAGTTCAATATTTAGGTATTCTTTGTAGTAGTCTCGTACAGCTTCTAAACAATCATGTTTTCCAAACTCATATTCTCTTCCAATAAGAGGACTACAATTAATCTCTGGTTCTACTATATTTAAATCCATTGAAGGAAACGAAAAAATATAGTAAGGTATTCCTAAAGCATTACAGT